TTTGGAATAGTCAGTCATTGCTTGTAATGCTGTAGTCTGGTGGGGTCTTAGGGGCATTAATATCTCATCAATGAACCCATCATAACACAAAAAAACCCCCTGTGCAGGGGGGTGTGCCAGTTTCGCATCTGGTCTTATAAGAACTTATAGTTTCCCGAACAAACCATACAGAGTATGTATAAAATTTAAAATTTTAGTGTAGGTTGACCCAATTTGGATGAACATATACTTGAAGTTTATTTGCATCTGTATTATATACAATCGCACCATCTTCAGCTGCACTTAAAGCTTGACCATTACTCCTTCTTACAAAGGCATTTCGTTGAGCATTATTAACTTTTGGTGGAAACATATATGCAATTTTAGCACGATTACCTGTTCCATCAGGATCAATATTTACAAGATCAGAAAAATCTAGGGTTGATTTTTCACTATGTTGACTTCTACCAACCACTAGACCATGTTGAGCTCGTATATCACCTCTTACATCAAGTTCAATACTAGAACTACCTGTGGTTTTAATTCCCACATGACCTAAATCTGTAACAACAAATCTCTTTCCACTATCAGCAGAAATATTAAGGAAGTTTCCACTTCCTGTGATACCTATTCCAATACTTTCAGTTGCTTCTAAATGAGTTAGAGTTGACATACCAACAGTACTTTTAATACTACCAGTAACATTACCAGTTAGATTACTAATTGTGGCATCATTAACTGTTAATATACCATCAATGAATACTGCATTTTGAAATGTAGCAACTCCTGAAACCCTTGAAGTTCCATCTACTGATAACTTATGTGATGGATTTGTAATTCCGATACCCAAGTTCCCTGTATCGGTAAGTGCCATTAACTCATTTGAATTACCCTTATGCCATACAAAACTATTAGTTCCACTTAAGAAGTAGTTAAAATGTCCGTCACCACTATTAATTAAATCTAGTGCATTACTTCCACTAAATCTTGAAGCCCCACCTCCATATCTTAGTTGCAAGTTATTTACACCAACTGCACCACCTTTACCAATAGTTAATGATGATGCACTTGAACTTACAATTTGAATATTTGAATTTGCAGTTCCAGTTCCAATTCCTAAACTCGTACCTGTGGCAATTCCAATACTTGAAACAGGTGAGGTTACATTACCCACGACAGGGCCTTGAATATCACCAACAAATCTAGTAGCAGTAACCACCCCTGCCACATTAAGTGCATCTAATTCTGCGTGTCCGTCTATATCAACATCCCCATTTATATCAAGTGTAGTAAATGTTGATACACCTGATGTTGCATTTACATTACCAGTTACATCACCAGTTACGTTACCAGTAACATCTCCTGTAATGTTACCAACAAAACTCGTAGCAGTCATTGATCCTCTGACTGTTGAATTATGTTCTGTGTCTAATACATTTGAGTTTGTCTGAATACCATTTCCCATCAAAGGATGATTTGAGCAACCATAATGTAAAACTGTAGGTGTAGTGTCACTTACTACTATCTCAATATATGCACTACCAGTACCATGAGTACCAGATATTGTATATGAAGATAATGGATATGCAGTTGTTCTATCAGCATCATAATAGAAACGTAAAGGATGTTGTGCGTTAGAACCATCCGAAACATCAAAACGATATGTGCGGCCGGGTGTAAATGTTAGAAATGGTGCTGAAACTCCGTCTATGAGGAAACCATTATTGCTTCCTTGTCCATTATACCTATGTGCGGAAGTCTTTGCGGCCACAGTCACAACTAATGTGGTTAAAGAACCATGTATTGATCTAAGAGTGCTATATCCTTTAAGAGTTGGAACTGTAAGATCAGTTGTTTCAAGTGTGGGGAGAGTGCTTATTCCAGTTGATTCAATGTTATTAACAGTTATATCTGGTGTGCCTGTTAATCCTTGTGCATTAGTAGCAACTGTTGCAGAGGCTGCTAGGGTTGCGTTTGATGCAGTTCCAGTTAAATTACCAGTTACATTTCCTATGAATGACCCTTTGAAATCTGTTGCTGTAATTATACCTGATGCTATTATATCTCCTTCTGAATTGATACCAACACCAACACCATTGTTGGGATCTCCACCAACTTGGAATCTATTTACAGGATTTTCGGTAAAGATACCAACATTACCATCAACATAAATTGGTGATGCACCTGCACCCACTACATTAACATTTGTCCATTGTGAAGTAGGTAAATTAGATAGTGTTGCACCGTTTCCTTTAAAACTCGTAGCAGATATTACACCACTTGTTGCATCTAAAGTTATTCCTGTACCTACTTTTATACCACCAAATGTTCCCACTCCACTTATATCTAAATTATTTGCAGTTACGATTCCTATTACCTGTGCATTACCTCGTACATCTAAAGTCTTATCAGGTGATGTAGTTCCAAGGCCTACTCGATCACCTTTGACAACGAGAACCTCGTCATCAACTTGAACTCCATCCCTGAAATTAAAAGTCTTTCTTATATTAGGCATTTATCAAAACATTTTTAGTTATTTATCACGTTCTCTATTACTAAAAAAACTCGTAATGGCATATCTACCATACCCATCAAAATAATCTGAGTTATGGATACTAACCTTTGATACTCCATGCTCTACCCAGCCGGGCATCATGATTAAAGAATTATTCTCACATTCAAACGAGTAGTTGTATTTAGGAAATATTAATTCACCTCCTTCAAACTTTTTTGGTTCACGATAAAAATATGAAAATCCTAAAAATTGTACTGTTTTATCGGTATGTGGTTCATAATACTCATCATTATGATAATATCTAACTTTAGTTACATCATAATTTACAAATTTTGCAATCGAACAACAATCGTGAATGTAAGAAAATGCTTCAAGAATCCTATCATCAAATATTTTACGATTAACAGTTAGAATGTTTGAGAGTCTTCGATATTTTTTTGAATAAACATCATCTAAAAATATTGCCTTAGAATTTGTTTTATCTACAACTCCACCAAAATCTTTGGCTTCAAACAATTTACCATCTTTAGTATAAAAATCTAGTTCTTCCCAGATAAGTTTTAATTCAGACTCATCATAAAAATTCTTAGCAATTAAATGAGGAAATGGAGTATCAAATAATTTAACATTTAAGTCTTGCATTATTTCCAATCTGGCATATCAGGGTAGTGTTCTTTAACATACTTATTTACTTTTACAAAACTATCCTCCATCCAATCTTCCCACACAACCGCACCATGAGGGATATGTTTCATACCTTTATACATTCTTTTTGTATATAATGCACCTCTCAAAAGCATAACCTCATTGCGAGTAAGTTTCATTTTCTACAATAGTATCTAGTTTTACATCTATCATAACAAATTCCATTGGTTTTGTCGAGAGATTATATCCTTCGTGTGTTACATCCATAACAGGGTACACCTGAGCTACTCCCTCCTTCCAAAGTATTTTCTTATTATCCCAAATCATAAAACAATGATTTCGATTAGGAATCCTAAGTGGAAGTTGTATTCTCTTGTACCGACAAGGATATACGTCAGGATCACGATGAGGATTTAAAATAGTTCCAGATTCAAACGTAGAAAAAGTTGCGAAAATAATCTCGTCCTTTAACAAAATATCAACAACTTCATCAGTCATAATTTTTTTACGAATGAATACTTTTTTACCTGCACCCTTCAACCAAGAAATGTAAATATCTTTATTGGAATACCCCTCAGCTGTTGGTGCTTTTTTTAATGGGAAGTGAGTTTGTTTTGCCCACTCATAAATTTTTTGAAGTTCTTTTTTTGTAATCATTAATGCGTGTAATTTATCTTAGGTCTGACCCATTTATTGTTTGATATACCTTTAAAAATTTGTTGGTGAGTTTGTTGGCAATTATTCCATATTTCTCTCCTTAAATTTTTATCAGGGATGTAACTAAAAGATTGAAAATCTACAGCATATAATTTATCAGTTTGAGCCTCAACTATGAAATTAGTCATATGATAATCAGAAAATGTCCAATCAGAATCTCTTTCAACCACATCCTCCTTAACAATACTAATAAAAGGTTCTGTAGCAGTTCCTAGAGGATAACCTTTTATAAAATCAACATTGTAAATTAAAAAATTATCTCGAATACTATAATTAAAATCAGGTATAAGAACTCTATTGAATTTTTCAGTTTTGAGAAGATCCAGTTTATGAATCATCTCCTGTATTTCTCGATCATTATTAAATCTAATATTTTTTATTAATTTAAAAGAAGTGTTTATTACAGTCTTTGTTCTATCAATACCGTAAGTCATAATGTTTCTATATTCCATTTTTTGTGAACACTCCCACAATCGAATCATTTATATCTACATCATACCATTTATTTGTTAATTTTGCATAATCCATAACTTTTAATTTATTTCCATTAATAACTGGTTCACCATCAAAACATATTAACCAACTTTGACAATCACCCTCAAAGGATTCTCGTATCAACCTTCCTTCCCAATCTGTATCTCTTGATAAGGTATTGAATCCATACATATGAAAAGGTTCATAAGATTCAAATATTGTATCACATCCCATAAATTTTCTCAAGTCTGTCATAATTTTATTTTTACAATCGCCCTCAAGATATTCAGAATCAAATGTTTTAGCCATTCTACCAGATCCCTTAACAACAATTTGATACAGGGTCATTCTTTCTTTTGCCAATTCTATTGCACAAGATCCAGTTTCTCCAAATTCTGAGCAAATTGTAAATTCTTCACATTTTTTCAAAAATCTTTGTACTTTCATATCTCGACCCTCCTTACCTTCAAAGGGTATCTATTTCTTGAATAATACTTTCCCTCTACAACTTTACCAATCATATTCTTAATATCAAAATTATCAATTTCTTCTGGTATATTTTCATTTATTGTTTCCTGTCTATCTTCCTGATTTTGAGATATTCTTAAACCAAATTTTTGAATCAAATCATTTGAAAAAAAATCAAAATCATTGAGATTTATTCCATTTAAATCAATCGCATATGATTTAAAACTGTCAATGGGTAGTGGTGATTTTTGTTTACAAAATTTTATACTAATTGAATTTTGTTCTGGAAAATAATGTGTTATCTTAAAAATAATTTTAGTCATTGTAATATTCCCCATGATGTAGCAATATATTTAGTACCACCCAACGGTGGATTTCCTCTATGAGTATGAGTGAATGAGGCTGGAAACATGAGTACGTCACCCGTGACCGCTTCCTCTCTTCTTTGTTGATATAAAAATTCAGTCTCCCCACCATCAAAGTCATCATTTAAATAAAGTTGAACTACAAATTGTCTTGCAGAGACTTCTAATCCCCCATTTTCATAATGCCAAGCATGAAATCCTCCTCCAGCTGGTATCTCTTTCAGTTTAATATCATGTAATAAGAATTTTCTTTGACTCAAAACTCCAAATGTTTCTACATATTCATCAACACAAGGTTTAAATTTAGGAAATATCTCCTCTGCTAACCTACTTGATGCAGAAAAAGTGTAATCATGTGTTATATTTACAGTTTTATTATCAACTCTATTTAATTTTTGTTTATCATATACAAGTAAATGATGTTTTTCAAAAAATTTAATACCCTCTATTATTTTTTCACAATCTTCCCTTGTAAAAGCACCACTATATCTCCTTATCAAATCAGTTTCAAATGCCATAATAATCTCGTATTAATTTTATTGTATCATATATTTTTATTATAGCACATCTACAGAATTTTTGTCTCCATGAATACGACTTAGTGATGTGGCATCTATAGTCACAGTAAATCCTGAAGTTCTCCTTATTGCGGCTCCGGGACTTCCGGGATCTCCACCATCTGATTGAGAACCTTCACCACCTGTTCCAATATCACCCTCACCAGCAGATCCAGCTCTATCTCCACCATCACCACCTTCACCACCGGTTGCTTCATTATCATTATTTGATGAAGAACCGCCAGTCCCCCCATTAATTTCATTACCAGCAGTTCCGGGGCCTCCCTCTGTTCCTCCACCTCCCTCTGCTCCACCAGCTCCGGCCGGAATACCTGCTCCACCGCCACCTCCTCCTCCAGAGGCTGTACGATCTGAATTTTTATCGTGGTCATATCCTCCACCGCCTCCACCGCCTCCACCAAATCCTGCTTGGATAAAACCACCTGATGCCACAGTCACAATTGTTCCGTTGTATTGAATACCTAATCCTGATGATCCATCCAATCCATCTTTTCCTTTTCCAGAATTAGTAGATCCAGCACCACCAGTACCACCAGCTCCTGAAATTCTTCCTGATCCACCGACATCAACTTGTAAATCGGTATTTGTATCCCATAATCCAGTTTTTAATGCACAATGTTTAATATTTGTATGTTCTGACCCGATGGATTTATTGACATGGATATGAACTTTAGTATTACGTGAATTGGGTGGTCTTTTATAGTTACCAACTGTTTGAACATCATCTGCACTTGAACTATTATATTTGTCTTTTGCTACTTCTCTATTCTCTGTCGATCCACTATAAAAATTTACTACAGTATGAAGTTTTGTACTATAAAAATCAGAAAGTGCTATTTGTGAAGATCCAGTTGGAACTGATCCACCAGTTCGTGCATCAATAGAATTAAACTGTAAATCACCAAAAGAGACAGGAAAGTTACCCTGTCCGTTTGTGGTTCGATATGATCCTAATTTGGTTGTAGTTCCATTAGATTCTGTATAACCAAACTCATTTGCTATGTTTTTAAGTGAAATTTCACCTGACGATGGTAGTGTCATTTTTGAAGATCCTCTACTTTTGATTTTAGTTCTTTAATTGCTTCGATTAAAACAGGTATCAATCTTTCATAGCGGACTGCTTTCACACCATCATGTCTTGTAGTTGTAAGGCCCGGTAGTCCAAGTGCCTCAACTTCCTGTGCAAGAATACCAGTATCTTTCGTACCATTTTCATATGGAATAAGATCAAGTAAACTCGTATTCCAAGTGAATGTATTACCACTTATTCTGTTAACCATATCAAGTGCATTATCAATTGGTGTAATGTCCTTCTTAAGATTAATGTCAGAAGAACTAAATGCAATCACATCATTTGAGAATGTACCACTTCCACCACATACCAAATTACCAGATGTATTTAATGCACCATTGTGATCTATGTCAGCATTTACCTCTACCTCATTTGTAGATGAATCTAATATTAACTTACCAGATGATGTTGTAACTGTTTGATTATCTGCTACCCCGACCTCAACATTTCCAAATGTACCTCCAGCAGCAACAACATTTCCACTGAAAATAACAGATGTTCCATTAAAATTACCAGAGAGTGAAATATTTCCTGTGACAGATAAGTTATCATCAACAGTGGTAGTTCCACTAGCTGAGTCTAATGTCAATCCAGTTCCATTAAGAGTAGTGATCTCATTTCCATTTAACTCAATATTATCAAATCGGTATGTTCCTTGTGTTGCTTCAATGTTTCCAGTAACAATTAAATTATCCTCAATTGTGATTGTACCACCCTGAGAGTTAATTTTTAAATTACCTGTTGATGTGTCAATTTCATTGTCATTTGTAATACCAATACGAATATTACCAGCCTGTGTTCCAGCATTGGTAAAGTTACCTGATACTGATAGGTTATCATTTATTGTTGTTGTACCACCCTGAGAATCAATAATAATATTACCTGAAGTTGTGCCAAGCATATTAGCAGTGGTGATTCCAATTTTAAAAGTACCAACCTCTGCTGCATTGACATCTAATAATCCACTGAATGTTGCTATACCTGTAACATTCAAGTTAGCAAGTGTTGTTCCACCACCAACTGTAACGTTTTCACCTACATTCAAGTTCATCTCAACACCTAGTCCACCATCAGTTACGATTGAACCAGTATCTTTTGAGTGTGAATTTGTATCATCTTTAACACTAAAAGGATTATTCAACTTCATACTTCCATTGAATGTGATATCCTTATTGACTTTTACAACCTCATTAAATGTAACTGGGCCATCAAACTGTGTAAGAATTGTTCTTGACTTACCACCCTCAACAACTAATCTTTCCTTGACAATTACTTCATCAAAGATAACTGATAGTCTTGATGGATCTTCACCTGTGACAGTTGGTATTGGAGCATCAAATGTTCTCTCCTGACCAGTTGCAGAACTAACTCTCTTGTTACCAATGAAGAAGTCACCTCTGTTGTTCATACCTGTGTAAACAACAGTACCACATGATCTCTCTTGTGACTGTGTTAAGAACTCTTCACGTTCATTAAGTGTCCTGACCTGTACCTGTGGTAATGCAGTTGAGTAGTTACCGGGCCCAAATCCAAGATATTCAAATGTATGACCAGATGCACGAATAATAGAAGGTCTACGGAACTCAATTGGAACTGGTTTAATCTTTCTAATAAGATCACCTGAAGTATGATCTTCTTGAATTGTACCTAACGCACCACGAATCACAGATAGTTGATTGTCACCTGCACCTTGAATTTCTGCATCAACAACTCTCAAGATTTCATTACCTACCTGTAGATAAGAACCTAAATCAAATCTCGCAGTTGTTCCAACACCCACATTAGGTAGATTGACTGTAACTAATGTTCCTGTAGTAACATTTGCACCTAAAGTAAATGTTTCACCATCATAGAATGATAAACCTCTTGATCCAATATTTTCATTTTCCTTATCAGATGGTTGAGTTGATGCAGTCATTCCATCTCGTAGAATAAATGCAGGATTACTTATTTGATTTGTTGTCTTCGCTGAGAACACTGTGGGACTGTTCACATTATTAACAAAGAAGTTACCAACATTTTGATTAGATGTATCTAATACTCGGAACTGATTACCAACTAAAAGTCCGTGTCCTGATGTGACAGTAAATGTTGTAATACCAACTGATGAATCAAACACTGGTGCACCAGTGATTGTTGCAGATGGGCCTTGATTGATAGCAAACTGTCCAGCAACTATTGTTGAATCACCAGCAGTAACAGCAATTGAAACCTTAGTTGTAGATTCAATTGTTCTTATTCTATGAAGTGAATCAGATGCAGTACCAATACCTGTGATTTGTAAAACATCACCTATGTTAGTTGTGATACCAACAGTTGCAATGGTTACTTTCGCACCAGATCCTCCTGTTATTGTATTATCAATATCAAGTGTCTCTCCATTTGTATATCCAGATCCACCATCAATTATATCAACTGTTGTAACTGCATTACTTGCAACTGTGACCTTCGCAGTTGCACCATCCCAATTATTTGGAGCAGCTGAATTAAGTAATTTAACATTATGATAAACACCATTTGTTAAACCACTTCCAGATGCAGAGATTGATGCGACTTTTTTGATCTGACCAAACCTATGAGGTCTATCAAATGTAATAGTAGAAATTCCAGCTGTGGTATCTCTATCCTCTCCTGTGATTCTCTTACCATAACCAAAATCTTGAACTAATTTATCAGATGTTTCTCTGGTTATACTATGTCTTTGATCATTTGTAGCAACTTCACCTAATGGATCTCTTTTTGCGAATGATTTGGATGAAGGAGGGTTAGAATGATTATTATCTCGATCAAGTTGTGGATATAAGTCAGCAACATTTTGTCCATATTTTAAATCTGTAAATTCAGTTGTAATTTGACTATCTGCATGAAGAACAAATAGATGATAAACACCATCTTGTATGTCTTTGATGTATTCACTTATAGTATCATTTCGATAGATATAGAAATTACTCTTTAAATCATTTCTCTCAAATAAAGGAAGTAATGTTGTGCGAGTTGATATATCATTTGTAAAAGTACCTATCGTATGAGTTACACCATCTGTATCAGTTGATAAGTATTGAAATCTTTTATCATCCACAATTCCTGATACAAGGAATGATCCATTGTATCCTTTATTAAATACCCCAGTTGCAGTTCCCTGATTATCTGTGATATTTTTTACAAATATTCTCTCACCCACTTTCAAATTATGTGGAATATCAGTTGTAACCGTTACAGTTGCACCTACTCTTGATGCAGTAGTGATAAATCTTGGATTACGATCAAAATTATAATCAGGTATAGCATTGTTAGTTGCATCTTGTAATTTACCCAATGTAAAGTCAGAATTGGATCTTACATTTGTAGCACTTGATTCCTGTATAATGAATCCTTCTTCTGGATTTTTACCATTCGATAATTCCTTTGGAACAACAACTCTTAGTTTATAAATTTTTTCGTCTAATGGTCTTTCATCAGGAACTCTCTTAATAAATGATACGGGAGTATTATTACCAAGACCACCCACACCAACAGCATTTAGTGTTTTGTAGATGTCATTATTAGTGGACGCATGAATATACCAGTTTGAATTACCTGCGTCAAATTGTATTGGTGATCCGATATCTCCAGAAGCTTTATCTGATACACGACTTTCAATCTTCAGTTTTGATCCACCAACAATTGCAATCGCAGTGCCTAACTCAGCATTTGTCTTAGATGATGCAACCTTAATTTCTGTGGATGACACTCTTATAGCAAAATACACTGTATTTTCTACGAGTCTCTCTGGTAGATCACCATCATCACTGATAACCCTTATCTTCTCACCAGTTAATAAGGTATGATTTCCAAGAGTAAGAATATTATCTGATGAAGGGCCTGAATTAACTATGAATAATTTGACACTTGAAGTAGAACCAAGTGCTGCTGTGCTTCCTGTATTTGATATTGAGTTATCTACTAAAAATACACTTGCCTCACTTGTACCATACCCTGCTGTTGCATTTGAAAAATCAACAAATATCTTATCATCAGTTTTTGCACCAACACGATAACCTTGAATTACAACAGGGGGTACATTATCTTTAGTATTAAATCCAAAGAGATATAGATGACTTGTGATACCTACAGAGGTAGTTAAACCTACGTCAATCCTTTGCCAATCAACATCTATCTCTGAATTATCAATTGCCTTTGGAGTGATAATATTAGTGATAAATGCAGTATCGTCTTTAGAAAATGCCTCCTTTTTGAAACCATCTGATGCGATTGCAAACTGTCCAAAGTTTGAGTTTGAGTTAGTGACTGAAGCATCAGCACCTGTTTCTGCATTAAAATGCTTATTAAATCCAATCGCAAAAACAGATACGATTTGCATAACCGCATCATTTGAAAGTTTGATATGAGTTGTTTCAAATCCTTTTCTATAAACAGCACCAGAATCTAAGTGATATACTTCCTCTGCCTTTTTCGCAGATGATTCAGTTGCAAGTAAAGCACCAGTTTGTTTAACAATACCAATACCTTTATAGGTTCTTGATAATGGATCATACTTAACAAATGATCTATCGTCCTTTTGAAGTGAAATCGCTGTGAATTGGGCAACGACCATTGATTTGAAACCAGTAGCCTTGTTACCATCAGCATGCATACCATTCATACCATATACGGAACGAAGAGATATATTGAAAATGTATGGTGAAGCACCTGATACAGTATCAGTTTCAATTGTTACTGTTGCACCTGAAGAACTTGGATTAGCATTTAAATCTGTGGGTACAAAAGGTAAAAGATATGTAAAAACTTTATCACTTATAACTGTTTGAACTTTTGTTGAAATATTATAGTTTCTTTCAACTTCATTTTGCCCAACACCCTTTATTTTTATAGGTGTATTTGTTGTCAATCCGTGCTCAGTGGCAGTCGTAACAGTTATAATTGAACTTGGGGTTGAACTATTACCTGATATAATATTTGTAATATTAATTGGATCTGAAGCAAATGCTCCTACAATTTCAAACTCTGGTCTTTGAGCTGCGAATCCAAGTGGATTTGCAGGAAATCTATCAACTGGGTCAATGAATCTAGTTAATTGATTAAATGAGTTAGATAATTTACTGTAATAAATGTCTAAATCAGTTAAATTAAATCTAGAGTCAATATTAACTCCATCTGCATACTCAAAACATGTCAGTTTATGGTGTGAAAATGTTGGTTTGGATCTATTTAAATCACTAAAATCAACTGGATCAGTGAATACAGTTCCAGACTCATCACCATCAAAGATAGAAAACTGCCAGAAATAGCAAGTACCTGTTAATCTGAATATTGCTGAATTTCCTACAGATACATCAGTTGGGTTTGGAACATACTTAGGTCTTATTTTTGTCTTTCTTAAATCTAGTCCAATAAGTGATGTACCACGAGGCACAATAACACCACCATTAATACTATTAAACTTATATAATAAATTATCTTCTTGATTTAAATCAAAATTAGAACTAAGTGTAAGCGATAATGTATCTGCTACTGGTGTTTCAGCTCCTGCAGGTGACACTGCAAGTGCCTGATTAGTATTTGAGGGATTAATTTTTAAACCGAAACCGGGTCTATTATCAATGAGGTGATCACCGGGAAAAAGTAATATAGTTGTCTTTTCTATAATATCATTATTATTTCCTTCTACATACGAAAATCTCGCAGACTCTAATAGAGCCCTTTGAATAGTCTTGAAAGGTTGTGCTAATGAATTACCTCGATTTTCAACACTATCAGTTGCATCAAGATCATTTGGATTTACATAAAGAATCTTACCCTCAGTGTTCTTTATGAAATTCTCTAACTTATTAAGTGGCATCGCTCATCTACAAAGTATGTCTTCTTTCTATTTATCCCCTTTTTGCTTCTGGATTTCTGACTGAACTGCTCTTTGTATTTCTGCCTTACGTGCTGTTGCTTTTGCTGCTGCCTGTTTGACTGCTGCCCTCTTATCTCTCAAATCCTGAGTTTTTATATCACCTTGATGAACTTCTGATGATTGTTTAGGTTTTCCTGCATTAACTTCAGGTTTAGAGGATTTGTATTTAGAAACCGCAGCCTGCTGTCTTGCACGAAGTGCTGCTTGCTTTTGTTTAGCATTTACTGCTTCATTAAATTGCTTAAAGTTTTTCATTGGTATCTGAAGTTGGTCTCTTGCGTGTTTTTCTCTTAGGTTTCGTTGCTATTTCCGCATATTGTATTTCATGTTTATCCAAAAATTGATGACATACATCTAGTACATCCAAAAATTCTTGAGGTGTTTCACACTTTATAACCTGCTCTGCTCCTGTATCGCTGACTATGCGAAAACTACGTTTGCATATGTCAATAATTACGCCATCGACATAGGGCTTACCGTGCATTGAGGTTCTCCGTTTTCTAGTAGCATAACATATATAGGTATTTCTGTCAACTCAGGGTCTTGAATGAATCCAACCATTACATAGATATTTTTCAACTTTGGGTGGGTATCCGCGATGTAGAAATGTCCAAGTGGCAGGAAAGAATATTAAATTACCACAAACAGGCTGAACCCTAGTGCCATCTGCAAACTCCGTATATCCCTCATCTTTCTCTTCTATAGTATTCAGATACCACATAAAAGTAAAAACTCTTGATGCAACAGGATTTGCAGACATTGACCAATCATGGTGCCAATGATAATGTCCATTTGGCTGATACTTTTGTACTTTATATCCTGTATCAGATGAATTAAATGTGGGGTTTGGAAATCCTTTACAACATCCCTCATTTAAATTTTCAAGATACTCACTATATTCTTGTAAACCTATACCAAGTGCATCAAAAAATATTTTATCTTCATTTTCCCATCCCTCGGCAGTGGATATATGAATGTCTTTTGTATCTTTAACTGTCTTGTCAACTCTCTGAGCATTAAAACCTATGACACCATCACCCTTTCTAGGGTCTTCATTAAATTTTGCAATTACATGTTCACAAAAGGACTCTGTAATAGAATTTTTTTTAATGTATATAAAATCCTTTACCTCTGCTTTAGGTCTTGTATCAAGTAAACTCATTCAAAAATCCCAATAGTATTATTATACTATGTTTTCATGATGTATGCAAGTGCAAAATATGGAGGTAAGTTTGCGTTTGAGGAAGATGAACCAGATGGACTTGTTGTTGGATTTGAATTATTAGTAGTTCCAGAATGACTGTGAGATCCAGCACTTGCTGTTGTATTGGTTGTTGTAGTTGTATTTGTTGTTTGGTTTCCTTCATCATCATCAAGGTTTCTATTACTTAATCTTACCTGATAATTGTGTGTATGAACTCCATCACTCCCTGTTGTAAATCCATGATTATGATCTACTGTATGATCGTGTGATACTACAACCGCATCTTTATCACCACCAGTTTGTGTGAGTGATCCCTCTACATTACTTTTTGCTACACCACTATTATCTTGTCTAGCTCCTATGATAAATTTATCTCTTAAATCAGGTGTGTTGTTTTGACCATCACATAATACAAAACCAGTTGGAATCGAGGCAATAGTACCAGACCATAGAATTATCATTCCTGAAACAAATATACTATTTCCCTGAACTTGACCAGCTTGAATATTCGTTAATAATGACCCGTCACCAGAAAACTTAACTGCTGATAAAACATTTGTGGTGGCATTATACTTTAGATCTGAATCAACTTGATTTGGTAAGTTACCGCTATTACCATTAAAAAATGAAACAAACTTATCATTACTATCTGAAACTTCTGTTACACCAACATTAATTGCATTTGCAACACTAGTAGTGTTTGCTGCAATCCATCTCGTTCCATTACCAGTTGACTCTAGTATTTCACCTGAAGTTCCAAAATCATTATTGGAATCCGCAATTCCACCACCCACATATAGATTACCACCAACAGTGGCAATCCCAGTCACATCAACGTTTCTCACGGTTATTTCATCTACACTTATATCACCAGTAAAAGTTGAAATACCAATTACATTTAAATTAGATATGGTGATTGTACCTGAGTTTGTAAAATCATAGTGTAATTTGTTTAAAATCCAAACATCGTCAAAGACGGAATTACCGTCAGAAACCTCTGCTTGTTGATTTATAGGTATATCTGTCATTATTTCGGAAGAAGACTATTGTACCATTTATTATATCCGACATATGCACTTGCAAATGCTGCAAAAGCATTGTTATATAAGACTTTATCTTTAAGTGTGCATTTAGAACCACAGTTAAGATGTATTTTTCCACCATTTATATCAACTTGATCAGTAGCACCGCCTTGATTATATCCAACTTGTATTCTAGATCCTACAATTTTAACATTTGTATCAGCACTCAAAATAATCTCTTTGGCATCAAATAATATTCTACCATTTTGTGCAGAAAGAAAGATATCACCATTATGTGCAGTGATAGGTATTGACTTTTCATTAGTTTGGCATTTATTTCCTGCTTCAATTTGTAATACTTTATCTGCGTTAATCCTAGACAATCCTGATCCTTCATGCAAACTTTGATTATACTTTACTTTATCATTTGTTGTTGATGATATGATATATGCACATTTACCCGGGCCATCAGGTACATTGGCATTAACTTCTAGGAATAATTTTTCACCAAATAATTCAAGTTGTCTTGCTTCTTGTGATTCAGACATTAGTAACCATAACCTCCTCCACCTGATGGTGGGTCACTAGGTGGTGTGCTTGGCGGTGTGCTTGGCGGTGTTGGTGTCGATTGTTGTGCTGGTGTGCTTATTTGAGTTTGTGTAGTAGTGGTTGTTGTTTCTTCTGAAGTCGGTGTACTAATTTCAATATCTTCATTTGTGGATGTAGTAGTTGATTCTGGTTCTCTTACAACAGATAATTTTTTAGTGATGGGTGACACCTCTGATACAGGGAATGTTCCAACACACTGAATAACCTTAAATGCACCGGCCTGAGTGGGATCTGTTCTTCTCTCTTCCCTCTTAGTAGACATAATTGGTCTTAATACTGCTCCTGTTCCTGTTTCAGACTCTACAAATAAATCAGGTAATGATTTATAGGGTATTTGTTCTCTAATTTCCACTGCTTCAACTCTACCATTTCTGATAATTGGAACTATATCTTCAGATATAACTCCATCTTGATATCCAATTCCGGGATCCTCGATAATAATATCACTTATAAATGCCTCAACTTCATCTAAACCATCTGTTGGATAATTAACGCCCTCTGATAGTACAACAACTTTGATAACTTGACCATATGTTGAAGATGTAATATTTTCGTCAATTATTGCTTTTGCATACGCACCATATCCTTGATCACATGAATCATTGAATGACACAAGAGGTGGTTCTGCATATCCCTCACCGGGATTTGTGATCTCAACACCCATGATACCAGCAGTTTTTGTCAGTGTTCCAAATAAATCATCCTTATCAAACTTAGTAATAAAACTACCAAGAATAACTTTACCTGATGCACCCTCTCCTGTACCACCGAAGAAATCTATGGTAGCAGGGCCACAACTAAAATTATTTCCTGTGTAGCAATTACCACCACCAATACCTTGATCAGTTGCTTCACCTACTTTTGATCCGAATATTGACCATTGACCATATTCCTCTTCAAATTTAGAAAGTTGCTGTGGAACTCCAGAATCTAATCCTTGCTTGACTCTATCAACCACTGAACTTGCTGATGATGCTGCTGCAAGTGCTTGATCTAAGAATCCTTGACTTTCTGCCTGTGATTTGTCTTTTTTAGGGCCGCCATCAATCACATACTTCTTTGATGATGTTTGTTTTGCTGGAGGAGCACATTTGAAAATGTCACCTGATTTTTTCATAAAGTCAATACCACCTAGTATGACACCCTTCACATCAAAACTAGCACCAATCGGAGCAAGTATGCTTAATATTGGTTGAATTGCTGGAGTCACTGCGTCTGACATTGCATCTCCAATTTTATTAGTCAAAGCACCAATAAACTGTTGAGAAGCACAAGTTGGAGCATTAATCATATTCTTAGTCATGCCTGTCAGCATATCACTTATTACACCACCCATGGCCTGTGAGACTTTAGTTGTCAAACATTCCATGCCTTTGAAGAGTTTACTTACAGGCCCAACCAAACTACCTTGGAATTTTTTAACTAATTTAAGAGCAACTGAAGCAATTGGGTTCATACTAAAGTAAAGAGAGGCAAGTTTTGCCATGCCACCATCAATAAACTTAACTAAACTATCTTGTAGAGAATTAGAGATTGCTCCGACAAATGATTGTGAAGCACCACCAATTGAGTTTGTAAGTTTTTTCAATTCACCGGGAATATTAGTAGTGAAGTCGTTGACCTTACTAATTTTATTAAAATAATTTTTAGTCTTCGACTCGACCTTCTCGAAGAAATTATCAGACTCACCATCTGGTAAAATAATTGATGTGCCTGAAGTATCAGACAACGAAATCAATTTAGGAGCTATTTGACCAGCATAATTATTTGATCGTCTCAAATAATCATTAAATCCACTACTCGGTAACTTAGTTATTTGTGATGGATCAAAAGAATTAATATTACCCAAATCATTTGGGTAAAGTTTTTTTAATTCTTTAATCTCACTTGAATAACCAACAGGATTATCCTGTATTAATTGAGTAAAAAAGTTCTTCTGATCACCAGACAAAAACTCTGGTGGGGGTGATTTAAAAATTTCAGAAGCAAGTCTTTCGCTCTCTTTTGGTAGGAATTGTGAGTTAGTCATACTTTATTTATTATAGAAATTCAAAACCTCCTGCGATATCAGCACCAAAACTCTCTGCAATATTCTTTAATTCAGGTGTTAATCTCTCAGCAGTATTTTTTAATTCATCAAATGGTGCTTCATTTTTTATTTTATCTCCTAGTTTAAGAACATCATCCTTTATATTGTTTGTAAAATTCTCAGTCTCTGTGACCATGCCTTTAATATCATCCTGACTAAAACCAGTGAAGTCAAACTCTTTTAGACCATTTGGTTTGGGATTTGCATTTACCTGTTGAGAATTAGGATCAACTCCGAGTTGTTGTTGTATTTTATTTTCATTAACCTCTTTACCTATACCACTTCCTGTGACGTTCTCATTATTTGCATTTACTTTTGGTGTAAATACATTTCCCTGTTCATTTCTCTCTTGATTTCCACATTGTCCGGGCCTTAATTCTTTAGTAAATCCAGTTGTCTGACCAAATTTTTTATCTAATTTTTTTCTACCACCCGTAGGGCCAAGTAATCCCATTATTACAGGAAAATTTTGATCGGGGGCCATGAAGACACCAAACACTATATCACTTTGTGTAATTTTACACGGTTTAAGACGACCACCTAATCCGGTTCCATCTGTAACACCAAACATAACAACTGCGTTATGCACCTCTTCATCAGGAACATTATCTGCATCAGAATAAGATCCCATAATGCGAACCTTATATCTCCAACCCCACCCCTGTCCAGCGATTTGAAGTTTCTGTGCTTTAGTGGATACAACCTGCCCTATCCAAAATTCAGCACCATCCCTAAAAAAACTCGGTTGTTTAATATCGTCTGTCATTTTTTCCTCTTGCGTCTTCCGTATGTATCTCTTACTAATGTAAGTGAAGTGATTGACCTATCACTATCAAAATGATGACATAAATGAAGTATGATGTATCTTCCACTTTGTTGCTCATCAAATTTACTTGTTTCCTTTGTATCACTTGGAGATTCCAATTCAATTTGAATTATATCACCAGCCTCCAACTCCACATTACAAGGTACTTGTATTTTGACAATCTGTGTATGTAAAAGATTGTATCTCATCACTGAAGTTGCTTGCCATTTCTGTGGATCATTATTAATATCTACAGTTGGATTAGGATCTAGACTTCCTATGTCCAAGATATGATGATTTGTTTTTGTAAAACCTTGCACATCCTCTGCAAATTCAGGTGCATTACCTAATGTTTCTTTAACACCATCCTTTGTTATATCATAGGTTATCTCTTTATGTTCAAAAGTATAAGGATTAAAAAATACATTACGACTACGATATGTTCCTGACTTTAGTGCCTTAGTAATATCGTTATCTTTTACAAATGTAGGTTCTAACATAATTTTAAAATCATTACTATCAGTTTGAGTTTCCATGTCTGATTTCAATGCACCAGTATAAACATATGGTTCTTCAAATGGTTCCTGTTTAATTAACTCATCAATTGCCTTATACTTAAACTTACTCTTAGTTTGATAGAAAAAATAACCTGCATCACCCTTCACAGGCACTGATCTTCTACACAAATCTCTGACAATATTTAATGCACCACGACCTTTTCCTATAAAATTATAGGAGTTTTCGGTCTTATCAATTTCAACCTTATCACCTGATATTTTTAACTCCTCCTTCAATATTTTCTTAACACTATCACTTATCTTACCTTTATACTTACGAAAAATTGCAGTGTCATCATTTTGTTTCTCCTTTTTATTTACAAGGTCTAACATCACCACTTGACGATTTGCTTCCTTTGTAATCACAGGAGCTCTATTCACTTTAAACATATTATCTTTTTTTGTAAAATCCAACTCACCAGTTTTAGTAGTGATTTTAATTTTCACATCCTCCAATCCTTCAATAGGTAATGCTTCCTTAACTGTTGTCAATTTTCCTTTATCATCCTCTACGTTTCCACCAGCGTCTATGAAAACAACTGATGCTGTGACAACAGGAGAATATAAACTTTCAAAGTAATCCACCGATATACAACCTGCGTTCAATTCTACAGGTTCTTTACCTTTTTTAGTTATCTCAATCGTATTATATCTGGATGGGCCTGATGCTGATGCTGCCATTATACTGGAATAGGTGTTTGAACGACTTGTGTTTGTTTAACAATTACAGTTTTACCATTCTTCTTACCTTTATTTAACATGGAAATTTCCTTGAACTTTTCCATTGTCCCAGAACTAGGCCCAATACCATTAATCCCATCTAGTACATCATAACCAATAGCCTTTGCTATCTTTGCCTTTAATACATATTCACCCGGACTGAGGAGTGTTGGAATACTATCTTTAATATTTGTAGTTTCATTTGCTGCACCTTGTTTAGATTTACCACCTTCTGCTAATTTTTGAACTTCTGGATCTTCCTTCATTGATTCAACAACTGCTTCTTTTGTCTCTTCGGTTGTTGGTTGCTCCACCTCCTGCTCTACTTGATTTTCTTCTACAGGTGTTAAGTTAGATGGATCTTCTTGATCTTTTGGTTTAAACTCAGCATCAGGTGAATCATCTTTATCGAGGTCACTATCATCCAACTCTGCATCCTCATCTGATACATCTTCTAATTCCTTTTCATCAAGAGAATTAATACCAGATTCAACTTCATCATATTCAGCGTTACCAGACTCTGCCAAAGTTTCAATTTCATCTCTATCTGTCTCAAATAATTTAAGTTGAGCGTTCACCTCTCCTTTTTTGGTTTCTATATCTCCCTCTTCGGCACCACCTCCCATAATAAAATCAAATATATCTTTCAATCCATCATATATTCCTCTTAAAAATTCCATTGCTTTTTGAAAAGGCTCTTTAAGTGCCTTAATTAACTCAGGTATGGCATTTGCAAAGAATCCTCCCAATATAAAGATACCTGCTTCGATCAACTTATCAAGCACACTTCCACCTTGAATCGGTGATGACTCTGGTTTAATTTTTTTCTTTGGTTTTTGCAATTCTAATGATTGTTCTTCTGCCCTTATCTTCTCTGCTTCTTTCTTCTTAAATATAGATTTTTCTTTAATGTTTGCTAAGTTAGCAGTGGTCTTTGAACCTTTCAATAAGGTGCTTTTAATGTTAGTTACATTTAATTTTAATTTTCCAGTTTCTTTACCAGAACTTTTTACTAATGCACTCATAATGTCA